GGCGGGAGAATAAGATCATGATACAAGGTCTGCTGCCAGGGGCGCAGGGGATTGGGTTTGGGCTGGGGGACAGGCTGGTGGTCTTGAACATATTCAAGACAGAATCGAGGATGGCGGGCGTAAAAACCAGAGTGGAGTTCACGGAGTAGTTTCAAGTTCAAAATTCCTTTCTTCACATCATCTTTAAACTTTGCAAGATCGCTGCGGCTTCCTTGGCCTCTAGGCGGGGATCCAAACTCTTCGAAGTCTCCATCCTTTTTGCAGTACTTGATATAGGGCTGTAGCAACCTTGTGACTTCAAGGTGCATCTGCCCAAGTATCCTAGTAACCTGGGATCGACGGAGACGGGAGTGGAACGAGACAAATCCTTGTAGATGCGGGGTGCCTTCCTTGGAGCCAACCTCCCGACCAAAGATGAGATACGAGATTTGGTTCGAGCCAGACTTGTAGGCGTCGCGTAGGCGCTGGACTCCTTCGGCGGTGTAGTTGTTGTAGGTAAAGCACCAATGCTTGGCACGGGGTTCTGCTTTCTCGCCTTCCTTGGGAGCACTGGCGAAAATGATGCGGCCAGATGGATCAACGGGAAGAGCACCTTCTGCAACTCCATATTCCTCGAGAGCGGGAGCAGGATCTTCGACCTCCTCTTCATCGGCGCACACGGTAGTCTCCTCATCGTCGACTTCACCTGACGACTCTTCTTCTTGGGAGCGGATGGACAAATCATCAACTTCATGCTGTACTGACATGGGCGGTGGGGTATACGGAGGATGAAAGGTAAAGACTTCGTCGAAGATAAGTCTGGAGAGCAACTCGTCGTCGATCTCTTCGTGTTTTATGACCATCTGATCGAGGTCAAAATTATACATCTTTCATCCAAATGAGAAACGAGATGAACGAAAATTCTCTACCTTCTCGTTTGGGGTTCGGGTCCGTACTGACGTACGAGGTATCACTTATGGCTATGCAGGATCGGGGTTCGGGTCAAGACTGACGTACTTCGATCACTTATACCTATGCAGGATCGGGGTTCGGGTCAAGACTGACGTACTTCGATCACTTATGCCTATGCAGGATCGGGGTTCGGGTCACGATTGGTATACATATGCCTGTGCAGGATCGGGGGTTCGAACCCCCGATTGGTATACATATGCCTGAGCAGGATACGGATGTCGTATCAAGAATGACAGACATATGCCTATGTAGGATCCAAATGTCATACCAAGAATGACGTACTTGGTTACTTATGGCTGAGCAGGATCCTGATGTCGTATCACACTTCGGGGTTCGGGTCGAACCTCGAATGAGAAGGTAGAGAAGAATTGAAAATTCTCTACCTTCCTTTTTCCTTTCTCACACTTCAGAAATATTCACATAATTCTTCGGATCGACTTTTTATAATCGGTATACATTATGAACTACTCTAACATCTATGCTCCACGCACTATGCCTCAGCCTACTACTGTGGCTAGGGAACGCGCTATCGCCTACAACAAGATCAACAACTTGGTCAACTGGTATCATCAAGACATGGCTGGATGGGATATGTTGATGCAGAAGGAAGATGTCACCCCTGAAGAGAAAGCTTTCTTTGATGACATGAAGCGTCGTGCGATGGACATTATGATCTACGAAATCGATATCGAGAAGAAGGTGCTTGACAGGACTCGCGTTGCCAGCCGCACTCTTATTGACTTGGTTGATATCGAAGAACATATTCAAGATGATCTAGCTGAAGCAATGAACAAAGACAAGGAGGCAGTCATGAATATCTGGTCTAAGAAGGACTAGCTTAATAATCTAACTATTAGTATTGATTTAATATGCAGAGACCCGTTTGACAAACAAACCGGGTCTTTTACCGTAGTGAGTCTTTCTTTTAAATGTTGGCTTGCGTGCTTTATACTTACGCTTAGTGGTAACTTTACGCTTTGTGAACGCCGGACGACGCACAGGACGCTTCCGATTGTACGTCTTCCGAGCTGCGTATTTTCGATAAGGCATCGTAGTATCTTTCACTTTGAGTAACTACTGTCTTGTATATAGGTTTATGATTATAACAACCGATTAGTAAAACTATGGTTAGTATTAGATCGATATGCAATTGCATTACAATTTGTAACATTTCGATTTGTGGTAACTATCTACTGTTATGCTATACAGGGTTTGAAGGGTTGAGACATGCCTAGCCAACAACCCATTGATGATCACCTAAACCACATTTGGCTATGTCGTTTGTTGACTGGTTAACAATATACTGTATACCCTCAGTTGTGCGCTTGTTTTGGAGTATGATATTGTCACCAATCTCAATAGCATCACCAACAACCTTTCCATCACCAGATGATATGATCCATTGCTGACGAGTATTGGCTGAACTACCAGCAACAGCACTCTTTATGATATTGTTATCTTCTTTCTGAGATATAAACTTAGAACCTGATGTGAGAAAGGTTACCAAAGAAATAGTATCTCCTATATTCACTGGTAATCCTTCGTTTGCATCAGTTGTTTGATTGGTAGATGTAGGCGTACGAAAACTTATACCCCTGGAAGTAGTCAAGTAATCATATGATACTGCAGCAGCTCCTTTGACCCACATATACTTTGAAGTACCATCAAGATCATTACGAAGAGTATATGTACCACCGTATACCACAGGAGGTATAGGAGCCTCCATAGTGACAGTTACACTTGTACTTCGGGTGACTCCATCATACACACCTTCATATGTGATAGTATGTACTCCAGGAGACAAAGGTCCAACATATGTAAAGGATGGGGTCAACACACCATCAATATCACTTGAAATAGATGCAGAGGTGGGAACCACACTGATATTGTCAACTCGATATTCACACACAATTGTGATATCTTGATCTGAAGGAAAGGTTTGGTCTGCTATAGCAGAGGCTATAACAGCTTCATACACGGGTGGGAGGTAACCAGCTCTAACACAATCAAAACCAACTCTGCCGGTTAAATATCCGTTGACCAGTCTCTTGTCAGGACCAAGAACTCGCACACCAACAAACCGAGTTGTAGGCCTGTCGAGTAATCTATGAGTAATTGGGTCACTGCCAACTGGTTGTTCGGTACGAACACCATGAGAGATGAGTTGGGTAACATCGAGAGATGTAGCTCCGGAAGGCATGGTAACGATATCAAGCTTCACAGGATAACCATCCTCTTTAGGCCAAATAGTAAAATCAGATATTTCATGCTCGCTATCCATCTCGATAATACAATACTCAGTTTGTTCGTATACTTGATCATCTTCGCTTAACCAATAGGTACCATCGGCGCGAGCCATATTGGCAATTGACCAATTAGCAGTCCCACGAAGTTTCTTGTTCCAAGCACTGCCAGTAGGAAGTCTTGTTTCAGGACCAGCATGAATAATAGAACGTGGGTAGTATTGAATACCACCGCAATCAACAATTGTAAAATTGTAGCTGGAGCTTACTACTTGACCTATATCATTAGTTGATTCATAGGTCACAGTGTGTGCACCAGGTGGAATCACTTGGTCAAATAGAACCATGCCAGTTGGCTGAGCTGGGTTCCAGCTCATAGACCATTGAGAGGAATAGTCTTCTTGTAATGTAGAATCGAAATAAGAATAAGCATCGAATGTAACAGGTGTCTGTGTACAATATGTAGGAAGAGTATCACCAAACTCAATAGTTTGGGCCATCTGTACTGTCACTACTTCTGTAGTTACTACACCAGGAATCTCTTCAAGAGTAGCTGTAAGTATATGATCAGTAGCAGATAGGGGTATCTCTGTTAACGTGGGATCCAACACGCCATCTTTGTTAGATGTCAAAGAAGTGGGGTTCACATTACCCCAAGGGTTCAAAACAGTTTGATCGCCTAAACGATTGGCAGCCTTCACAAGGTCTAACTCCATGTAATTGGATCTCTTGTAATAGCACGATCCAGTGTTCTCTTCAAAATCACAACGAACAAACAGTTTGGTTGTACTTTCTCCTGGATCAAACCAACCATCAACTGTGTCGTGATCCCATATACCAATCCAAGCTTCTCCTTGATCATCAGTTTGCTTCATTACATCTTCGATACTTAGAAGATTCAAATACCATAAAGGAATAGTACCTGATTGAGTATTGGGTGTAAACAAGGTCTCTAAACCCTGTATTCGACGAACCCAAAACGGAAAGTCTCGGTATCGCTTACATTGAGGGGTCAAACCAAAACCTAAACCAGAAGGAGGTGGAACATCATATTCTTCCCAATCAAAAAAAGGGAAAGCACCAGGGTAGAAAGCAAGAAACCGAGGATCAATGTAATGATTCGCAGCTAAAGTAAATCGATAATCAGTACTGCTGTCACGAAGATCAAATGCCTTGTCATACACAACCACTTTTCTCTTTTCAACTTGTGTTTTCTTGAAAGTGACTGAATGTGTATGAGTATAGGATGTGATCTCTTCACCACTAAGAACAGGATCAGCTAATATATCACTAACTCCATAGTCAAAGGAATCAGCTCCTGCCTTTAACATAAAAGGCACGTAAGGTACCATTTGAGCATCACCATGAAACGTAGTACCACTACCTTCAACCCTTTCATTGGCAAAATCATCAATTGCAGTACGAGTCAATCGCCAAACGCCAAATGACTCTAAAACAGGAACACCTTCACTTGAAAATAGATGACCAGGAAATACAAAGTCAACTTCACTTTGGGGAATATTTGGGTTTTGACCAAACCCTATACGAACAACTTCAGTAAGTTCACTTGGATCTGTTAAGATATCAAATGTCTCTACTGCATCTGGAGGAAACAGATCACCTGGATAAGTCATTCGATCAAAACCTGGTTCAACAGGACCGATCAACCCAGTGTCGCAATGTGCAATATCATACTCTACTTGTTCACCAGGTCTGTTAGCCCGATCTCCTTGACATGGATCGGTCACTGTAATGTCAAATGTTACACTTGGAATGAATGTAATGCCAAAGCAAGTTCTACATCCCTCAACAATATTCACTGTAGTAGGATTAGGGTTATAACAACCACCAAACACTTGATTTGGGGTTTCACCACAATCAAATGTTACTTTGAATTTGACAGTATACTTAATAGGCCACGGACCTGTGTGAGATGTTGCATCAAATGAGAAACGCAACAGTCCGTTATCAAGATCCTCCATATAGAAATAATTATCAAATATATCAGGATCCAACTTTGAATCCTGTGGTACAATCTCGTAACTATACACGGGATTCAAGTCATCAATATCTTCTACAACTGTTCCGGTTGAATCTCTCACAGATGTATTCATGTCTTTAACATGTATTGCTCCATGACGCACAAAGTGCGTTGAATCATTAGGAGCGTCCAAAAAGAATGGTTCTGTATATGCAGAACATCTATCTACTTCTACCATGGGAATTCCTTCACCACCAGACGAAGTATAGTTGGGACATTCAAGAGGTAAATACCGATGTTCAATAGAAGTACCTGTACTAATTGAAACATCCTCGTGTTTGCGAGTCAAAAGACTAAATACTTGACCATTGAGTTGATGTTCCATCAACTCGTTAACTGATATACCTTCAAACAGGTCCGGTCGAACAAACAAACAATGACAAAACCATTCTTCAATGTTGTATTTCAACACAGAATGAAACATCAAGAATACTGCTGTCTCAATCAAAATTGATATGTCATCGAAATACCCACGAATACAACGGTATATCGAAGGAGGTATTCGACCATTGTAGTTGTTAGATAAAAAGTCAAGTATACGGTTAGGATAATACATATTCTAAATTGTTAGCTAATTAATAGTTGGAACGACGAGCGGCTTTGATACTACTGTTCAGAATAGACTGGGCCCGTTCAAGCCCACGAATGTCTTTAATACCACCTGTATGAAATCGTGCCATGATGTTGTTCTCGTTGAACAAGAACTCTTGATTTGTAATAGCATGACACAAGACCTTCGTTGGTCGAAGCGTAGTACCAACCATTGGCTGGTCAGCATGAAGAACAACTAGAATAGCATCTAGGTTCTTATCGTGACACTGATCATATCCTTCCATAGGATCATGATCAGTGTTCACAGGCTTGAGTTGAAAACTGTACTTAGACAAATCTCGGAGTTTACCAGAAACATACGTGGGATTTTGGACTAGATTGTCAATACTAATCTTGGTACCGTAAACGACAGCAGGATCTGCATCACCACTTACTGTATCGTTACGATCCAGCGAAAACCTAATAGCCTCAAAATAACCATTGTTATTATCAGTGTTGTTCACTAACATTAGTTTCATTGCCTGTGAAACAACACGCCACTTATCGATTTTCGTGGAAGTATTATCGACATCTTGAATAGATGGCATATAATTTGTAATTTCAATACCCCTGGTAGACATGGTCTCACCATCTACTTGTGCTTGCTTTGTAGTGACATTAGGAAAATACTCGCCATTAGCATCAGTTGGGATCAAAATTTCATCTCCGGCAGTACAACTTGGCGTATATACAATTGGGGTATTGTTAAATGGAGTCAACATTATAGCCATTGACTGTGTACCTTCGCTACGAAGCTCGGCCGAAGCTTGGAAACGGACTCCTGCGGATTGATGCAATCGCCCATCAGGAACCTTGGGATTCGAAATGTAGTTACTGAATGGGTTCAGGTAGGCGAGCGTGGAATTGTACGCACGGCTGTCAAGCCGAGAGCGGCTAGAACTACGTCTCTTTTTATACGCCATTATAAAAAAACAAATGCAAATATATGACAAAATGAACCATTCGGTCAATCATATTACAAATAACAAAAGGACAACAAGGGTTAAGCCTTGTGCAAATTGCCCTGGCTTCGCAAGGACTTTACATACTATACAAGAACAAAGTACTGGTCATCTGAGAAAAAAGGCAATCAACGTTTCCAAACAAAATATGCCAAACAGAAATGATATTATCCAGAAATAGGTAGGTGTATAATAGTGAAGAGAGTTCCTTTAGGGTATACTCATTGATGTAATTCTTATTAGATATATAATTACTCATAGAAACACTAAAGAAAGACTAAGAGTAGGGAAAAACGTGTGACACGATTAAATGTTCTGGACCAAAGACGATTTTTTTTTTAATCGTGCAATGGACCGAACAAATTTTAGTCGTGATACACGTAGAACGGTACCACGGCCCTCGTAGACTTGGACCGTGGACCGAGGTGCAGTAATAATGGGGGTTTTGCACCTCGGACCAGACTAAAATAGTCTCATAATAAAACTATTTTAGTACCATTGAAATGGGTACGTTCAACGTGGACAACCGTAAACTAGCATATGCTAGACGGTCTATTCTAAGTCATATTGACAATACTAGAAAGACCAAATGGGAAAGTGAAAATAGAAAGTTTAATGCTCATGGGCGCAAAACTATTGACATCATGCCTCCAGAGATGAAACAACTCTGGAGGAATAAGAAACCCACTGATAAACAGATGGGCAGGATGTTTGATTACTTTGCTGTACATGATCTACCTAAAAAACTTTATGAAGATTACTATACGGCTTTGAGAGGTAAAGTTAAGAGTAGAGATCAATACAATAGAGTTAATAACATTGAAAGAAGGTATATGTTCAAGTCAAAACACACACCATCAATGTACACTATTGATCCTGACTACTATAAGAAAACCGGTAGAAACTTCCGCAACGAAGTTAGGGAAGATTTTGCTAAACACGGGGATTTCTACCCTAAAGCCAATAGAAAGGTACGCTTCAAACCGAAAAGTAGATTTCGTAAACAATGGGAAGCTAAGCATAATACTAGGCTATGGAGATACTTACCTAGGTACATGCGTAAATACTAGATAAACTAGATATCAGTTACATCAAACTTAAACACCATTGACTTAATAATGGTGATCTTCAAATCGTCACAAACATGGCGATCAAGATTCCAATCACGACGACTGAGGGAAACCAATCGACGATTCCAAGTAATCATACGTCGCTGAAACACCCTCTTGTCTCTATTAGACATTAGCTTGAACTCATCTTTGCAGGCAGTGACAAGACTCTTGATAGTGTAGGATACATCCTGTTCTGGAACCCGACCTGTGGACCACCGATCTTCACGAAAGTTGAAATCAAATGGAGCCAATGAATGAAGAATGGCTCGAAAATGATCTCTCCAGATCATATGAAGGCGATAGGCGCAACGGGTACGCAACAACGAAGCGTCACAATGAAACATATGACTAGCAGCATGGCGTAAAGGGTTTTGATAGGAATCAAAGAGATATCGCTTGTCTCTGATGGCTACCATTAGCTGGTAGAAACTTTCGCCTATGGTGTACACCAAATCATCAGAGAGCCTTTGGAGATGATCTTCTATATTCTCACTCATAATCAAATATTATGAGAAGAACAAGTGATTCATCTTAGAGGACCGAAGTGATTCTTCTGTACCTTCTCGTTTGGGGTTCGGATTTGTTACTCTGACGTATGTGTGCAACGTCAGCGTTTTGGGAGTGACCACGTTGCACGTAACGTGATACGTAACGTGACATATACCGTGGCACGTAGCGTGATGCGTAGCGTGACACGATTATAAGCGTGACACGTAGCGTGACACGTTGTATGGGGGATATCATGATAAAATAAAAGGAAATAAAAAAAAAAGTGAAAAGAATAAAAAAAGAGAAGTTTTACTAGTTTAGATTACGAATGTCAAATCTATCCATAGACAACTTGGTCATATCAGGGGATTCATTCATGTTGACAACAATATGAATCCTCTCCAACGTCTTGATACGAGACTCGTACTTGTTAGAAAAAACATATCCATTCTTGACATCCTCAAGGAAGTCATACTGAATATACTCTCCTTGTTTAGAACGAGGACAATCAAGGAATAGAACACGAATATCAACACGTAGAGCGAAGGACATATCAGCCTTCTTACCAGGCAAGAGGACTTGACTGTTATCGGGGTGAAGAGAACAATAATAATGGGCAAACCAAGATTTACCAGTGTTACCAACATAGTCGACAACAAAGATTATCTTACGATCATCAGGCGGGAGAATAAGATCATGATACAAGGTCTGCTGCCAGGGGCGCAGGGGATTGGGTTTGGGCTGGGGGACAGGCTGGTGGTCTTGAAC